CATTCGCTCGCGGGCGGCGGAGATGAAGGATGAGGAGGGGGCAGACCTCCTCCGTCGAGCGGCCTTCCTCATCGAGCTTGGCAGCCCTCAATGACTGTCCTATCGCCTCCCGTTAGTGGGAGGCGCCGATGGGACGCTACGCATCTGCCTACTTCTCCCCCGACCGGGGGGCCGCCGACACCCTCATCGGCTTCATCGATCGCTGCACACAGACCCTTGACGCGGCGGTCTACTCCATCACCCATGACGAGATCGCGAACGCACTGATCCGGGCTCATGAACGTGGTGTCCGCGTCCGCATCCTGACGGACAAGACGCAGGCAGGGAATCGGTACGCCGATGACGAGCGCCTGGAGGCTGCAGGGGTCTCGCTCCTGCGGGATCGGGTCACCGGGTTGCTCCACCACAAGTTCGTCATCGGGGACTCCGCGGCCGTCGGCACAGGCTCGTTTAACTGGACGAAGGGGGCGGATGAGCGCAACGCCGAGAACTTCGTGATCCTGCGGCTGAAGTACATGGTCGAGGCGTTCGAGGAGGAGTTTGAGCGCCAGTGGGAGGCCAATCAGCCGGTTGAATAGTCTCTCTATAGCCCACCCTCCATAGGAGGGTGTGAGTTCCCCACCCTCGAAGGAGCTTCGGATGCCGAACCTCGACAACACCCCCGCCAACGGACTCCAGGGGTCCTCGTACATCTACAACTACGGCACGAGTCCGAACACGCGGGCGGCCGTGTCGCAGAAGGTCCGGGTGTTGACGCCCGCCTATGGCGAAACCTCGTCAATGCACCAGATGGGCGTCATCGCAACGTTCAGCCCGAGCCTCAGCCGCGGCGTTACGGAGACCCGGGGTATCGGCTTCGGCGATCAGATCGCTGAGCTTGTCCCGGACGTGACGGCGATGCCGACGGCCTCCTTCGAGCGGGCGCTGCTGTACCTCAGCAACCTCTGGCAGGCCACGGGCTATGCCGCGGGTATCGACGGCCCGGTGCGGTCACTGGCACACCACCGCTGGCCCTTCGATGTCGAGCAGCAGATGGTGTTCAGCACGTTGGCTGACGCCGACCTGGGTCGGGCGAACACCGGGTACAGCGGCACCAGCGGTGCGTTCGATGGCGGTATCAAGGCCATCGAGTACCCCGAGGTCACCAACGACAACAGCGCCGAGGGCTTCCCGGGGGCGAACCGCGGACACTCGGCGATCATCACCATCTACGAGGCGTGCTGGTTCCAGGACTGGAGCGTCAGCTTCGCCAAGGACACGGGCCAGATCGCGGAGTCTGGGACCGTCGCCGTGAGCGACATCCACGACTTCTCCTCGATGTACGGTGAGTTCCTCGCCACGGGTAACGACCCGAGCATCGGCCAGCTTGGCTCCATCCGGTTCGCTGAGGTCGAGAGCCTCCAGGGCATCGGCGCCTTCTCCACGGCGGGTGGTGGTATCCAGGGTGGTGGTGGCGTCAGCGAGTTCGTCGATCAGATCGGCGGGTAAGGTCTTACCGAGGGTCGCGTAGGCTCTCGTAGATATCCCTCGCCTCGGTGAGGGGAGATAGGCAACCGAGGTCTCCTCGGTGGAGAAGACAGATAGACACCGAGATGTAGATGTAAATCCTTGTGCTTTGCTCCTCTCCCGGCCTTGCGGTTGGTGAGATGGTTAGATGGACATGTAGACGGCGAACATGGAAACGCATCTCTTGCGCTGTCTTTGCCACCGGGCGACCCCACAGAGGAGTGGGTCAGCCCCATGGAATTCACGGAACTTGAAGCTGCCTTCGCGGGCATCGAACAGGTCGGCAAAGGTGAGCTAACGTTCGATTTGGCCGGCATCCCGGTCACTCTCCGTGTCGTTCTTCCGACGGAAGAGACGGAGATCCAGAAGTATTCGGTCCAGGCTTTGTCCGAGGGGGACGAAGACCAGGCCACGATGACCGACTACATCCAGCGGTTCCGCTTCGCCCTGTTGAGCTACGCCATCGTGCAGGTGGGCTCCTTGGACTTCCGGGATGTCGAGTACGTCGAGACGGGCGAAAAGCTGGAGAATGGCCAGACGGTCAAGCTCCCTCGACATCTTGCTGTTCGGAAGATCCTGCGGGAGCGCTTCGGCGGGGCCAACCTGATCATCCTGTTCCGCAAGTACCACGAACTCCTGGAGCAGGTGGAGAACGAGGCCGAGAAGGCGGTGGTCTTCAAACCCGTGGACTACGACGCGCAGATCGAGCGTCACGAGAAGCGGGCGTCCGAGCTTCGGGAGTTGCGGAAGGAAGCGCTGGAGGCTCAGCCGGACACCCTGCGGACACCCCTCAGCGACACCGTACACAGCGTGGCCCAGGGACGTGTCCCGGCGGCGGAACCTGTGGCCCCGGCAGAGGCAGAGAGCGAGGAGCCGGCACCGCCCGTGCCCGAGCCCCAGCCCACCCCCGAGACGTCCCCTGCCGCTCCGAAGGAACGTCAGCCGATTTTCCCCCAGGCCGCCCCGCCACCCTCGGATCGGCCGGAGTCCTCCGCGGCGCCCGAACTCGACAGCCCGGGGTCGGAGATGGATCAGCAGGAGACGATGAGCCGCATCCAGTCGTCGTTCGTGGATCAGGCCGACCCTGACGAGCTAGAGCGCGCGATGGCCCGAGAGAATGAACGGCTGGCCCGCATCCGGCAGCAGCGGGCCCGAGGGCCGCAAGGGGCGGCTACCCCACCCCAGCAGCAGCCTCCCCCGCAACAGCAGTCGGTTCGCCAGCCGCCCCACATGGGAGCCCGGCAAGTTGCCGAGGAGGTGTCGAAGGTCTCTGTGGAGAAGGTGGGCGAGGTGGGTGGTGTGGAAGCCTTCCGCCTCGGTGAAGATCAAGTCCTCACCGGCAAGGCGATGCCTGTGGACAAGATGGCCAAGGTGCCTGTGGACAACGTGGACTCGACCCAGGGGACCCGGAATCCGCGGTTCAAGGCTCCACCGAAGGGGCCGTAGCTCGGGATGACGCTCCCTCGCACCACGTTTGATCAGCGGAGGCCGTACTACCAGGACCTGACGGACCTGCTGACCACGGGCTTCCTCTGTCAACGTGTGCGTGTTGGGGATGTCGAGTTCAGCCTCCGCAACGTTCAACCACGAGACCTGTTCCTCATTGAACAGCGTTCAGGGGTCGAGTCCTCGGATCTCTCCTGGGCCCGCTGGCTGGTGGCTCATACCATCTGGATGATGTCGGGGTACATCTTGCTAGAGGATGGCAACGCCCCGGTTCAGCTACACCGATCGCTTTCCCACCTCCCACAGCGGACGCTGTACCAGCTTGTCCACCTCGTCGGAGATCTCTCGTCGAGGGTCGTAGGGGCTACCAAGTCCCTGGAGGCGTACCTGTACGAGAACGAGTCTCGATCGATGTGGTTCCAGTGGAGGAACCAGCAAATGCCCTCGATGAAGGTGTCCGGTATCCCGGGTGCCTCTTCCATCGGCATGAACGTCGTCCAGCGGTTGTGGTGGGCCTACAACACGACCGAGGACAAGCGGGACGATGAGCGGACGCTGTGGAGCGCGGCGAAGGTGATCGCCAGTGCAGCGGCACCCAAGGCCATCGAGAAGCTCAACAGCCGGGAGAAGACAGCCGAGCGTCGGGAAGAGGACCGGCGCCAGCGAGTGCAGGACCTTTTCTACTACAAGGCCATCGGTCAACTCGACGAGGAGGGCAAGGACGCTCTTGGCCACGACGGCATCGTCTTCGAGCTTCCTAGCTACGACGATCTGGCCGACGACATGCGGCGGTGGATCGTCGGTGAGTTCGACTGGCACGACCAAGTGGTGGACGCCTACAAGAAGCACGTCATCGAGCAACAGGAGCAGGCCCAGCGGGAGCGTGTGGCCCGCCTGTTGGTCCTCCAGAGGGAGATGGAAGACGAGGGTCTCGAAGATGAAGCCGTCGTGGTCCAGCAGCTTGTCGGCTACACGCCTGAGCAGATGAAGGACGTCTTGGCCCAGCGGGGATCCCCGAAGCCTGGTGTAAAAACCATCATCGATAGCAATGAGCAGCCCGATTATGTCTATGAAAAGTACCTACAGAAGCCTCCGACGTCTGGGAACCTTCAGGTGGAGGGCGACCAGATCAAGGTGAAGGGCGAGGATCGCCCTGGCTTGAACCAAGAACTGGCGGGGCGCCAGGTCCGGATGCAACCGGGTTCGAGACGCTTCCAGTAGAGGTGGGTTCACATGCCTGACGAGGGGATGAAACTGAGAATCGGCCTGATCGGGGACAGCAGTGACCTCGTTCGGGAACTGAATCGCCTGGAGAAGAAGGGGCTCACGTTCGGCATCAGCAGCAAGTCCCTCAACGACATGAAGAAGCTGCAGACGGACCTCGACAAGCGGCTGGAGGAGAGCCGTCGCAAGGGTCTGCTGGCAGGGCTGTCGCAAGCTGACATCCGGAAGATCGACAAGATCGGTGTGACGTTGACGCAGGGGTTGAAGACGCACCTCCAGGAGGGCGCCAAGATCCAGGAGAAGATGGTCAGTGCGGCCCGTGTCTTGAAGCGCATCGAGGAGGAGCGGAACAAGGAAGGGTTGGAGGCCCAGCGGATCGAGGCTCTCGATAAGCGCAAGGCGATCATGGAGGAGGCGATGAGTCGCCTCAAATCCCAGGACAAGCTACACGCCGAGCGTCTGGAGCAGATCAGGGCCGAGGCCGCGGAGCGTGCGGAGACGGAGCTTGCTGCCCTCGATCGGGTGTCCGACCGTCGCATGGATTTCCTGGAACAGGAGAAGAAGCTGGAGAAGGCGGGTGTCGCTGAGACTGTGAAGGGCCGCGCCGAGAGTATCGGCGGGGCGATGCAGCAGCTTCAATCCAAGGACTTCGCCGGATTCCTGGGCGGCCTCGGCGGTCGCATGGAGGCTGCTGGTGCCACGATGGGCAAGAAGGGCGGGATGCCCGATGCCAAGGCGATGCAGAAGGCCATGGGCAAGATGGGCCCGATGGTCAGTAAGATGGGCTCCGCTGTGTCGTCGATGGGGGCGGCTGCCGGGGCTATCGCCGCTTCGGTAGGTGTGATCGCGGGGCTCGTCGCCCTTCTCATGAAGGCGTGGGACCACGCGACCAAGTTGAACAAAGCGATTCTCGAAGGGGCCTCTGCATTGGATGTGGCGGCGGCGGCGGGAGGTGACCTAAAACAGTCCCTGGATTCGGTCCGGGATGCCTCGCAGAGTGTGGCGTTCAATCTCAAATACGGGTTGAAGCCCGAGGACTTCATCAAGACGATGGGGGCCTTCCAGGAGGCTGGACTGACCTTCCAGGAGATCAACAAGTATGTCGAGGGTATCGGCAACAGCGTCGAGAAGTACCGCAAGGCCGTTCAGGGGGCGGTGACCTACGCCCGCCTCTTTGGGCAGTCTACCGACGCCATCGCCCAATCGATGGCTGAGTACATCGAGCAGCTTGGGATGACCCTCGAAGGCGTCGAGATGCGGTTCTCGGCCATCGCCAAGGTGGCGGGCCTCTCTGGGTTCGGCGTCAAGCGTTTCTACTCGACCATCCTCGAAGCCACCTCTGGCATGAGCATGTACAACGTGCGACTCGAAGAATCGGCGGGTCTGTTGCTGCGTCTGGGGAAGATCCTTGGGACCAAGGCTGGCGGCGAGTTCTTCAAATCCCTGGCGGGCGGCTACATCGAGGAGTCGGCCACCGACAAGATCAAGCGCATCATGCTCACGGGGGGTGACACAACGAGGAAGCTGCTGGCAGACGAGGCCCGGAAGACGAGTGAGGACTTCATCATCAAACTGCGGGGTGTGATGGACCCCCAGGCGATCCAGGCCGAGTTCGCCAACGTGGGTGCTGTCATCGGAGAGGACATTCTCCAGGGTCTTCGGAAGGGGGCCTCCATCGAGGAGCGCCAGAGGGCCGGTGACGAGTTGCTCCGCACCCTACAGGGGCTCGACCAACAGGAGCAACTGACGCTGCTGGGCCGCATCAATAAGCATGACGAGAACCTGGGCCGGCAGATGAGCAACTTGCTTGATGTCGAGAAGGGCGCCGCCGGCTCGATGGGCGAGATGATGATCGCCATGGACTACATGGGTCCGCAGGGCAAGCTCCTGATGGAACTGGCCCAGATCGAGCGCAACTTCGGCAACATCCAGAACATCAACGACGCCACGCAGCTTGCCGCGGTCGAGGGGATGCTCGGGATGTCTCACAAGCAGTTCATGGAACTACGCCAGATCGATCGGGCGATGCAGGGGTCATGGGAAGCCCTGAACTCGCAGATGAGTCGAACGGAGTGGAAGGCGGCACTGGCGGCGGAGCTTGCCGGCAACAGCGAGGCGTGGGAACGCTACCAGATCGAGTCGGTCAAGCAGTTCGGGGCCTACATCAACCGCAACGGCGAGATCGTCTCGGCGAGCTTGGACGAAACGGGCAAGCGCATCGACGAGAGCACGGAGAAGGAGGTCAACAACGCTCGTGAACTTCTGGGGGCCAGCCAGGACCTGGCCAACCTCACGGAGGAGAGCATCAGCGAGGACACGAAGCTCGCCCGCCAGGTGGCGGCCAATACGATGTCTCTCAGCGATGTGACCGAGAACGTGATCGCGAAGCTGTTGGAGGAGATCTGGAAGTCGATTAGCTGGTACGTCGCCTTCTTCAAGAAGGAAAAGAGCCTCGGCGGCGAGGAACTGATGTTCCAGCAAGAGGCGCTAACACAGATCGCGGAGGAACGCCGCGAACTCTCGGCAGCCATGACCGACCTCAACCAGGACATCCAGGAAGCCCAAAGGGAGGGGAATCTGGAGAGGGCTGAGGAGCTTCGACAGCGGCAGCACCTGATGGAGGCTGAAATGAACAGCCTCGACCAGCAGGAACAACAGGTCTCGAAGATGACAGAGATGGCCCCCGAGATGATGAAGTACATCGCCTCGACAGAGGCTGCCCGCGAGTACGGCCGGGGCAGCCTGGGGATGGGGGCTGTCGGCAGCATGAATGCCAAGCAGAAGGCTGCCATGCAGGCCCAGGTTGACGAGATCACCGGGGGGATGTCAGAGGAGCAGCGATCCCTGTTCAACAAGTTGACCTACCTGGGTCGAGGGGAAAACCTGGCCCGGAAGCGCGTTGAGGCCGAGGGCAAGACATGGGACAAGCTCGATGCCCAGGAACAGGAGCTTGCGAAACAGACGGCTGCCCTGGAGATCATGAGCAACCCGACGGACTTTCAGCAGCCCGTCACAGCACTCATGCAGAAGGTGGAGGACGCGAGTGCGGAGCGTGCGAGGAAGTCAGACAGTCTGTTGCAACAGGCCCTGGTGTGGGATGAGAAACAGTACCTGATTAGCTTGCGACAACAGTATGGGGTCGAGGCGTCTATCTCCGACCAGGAAGCCTTCCGCCGCGAGTTGACCTCCAAGATCCAAGCCCAAGAGGGGGCGGGTGCTGAACAAACCATCGCCAGCCTCAAAGCCCTGGGGGTCCTCCAAGACGCCGTGCTTCATATCCCGGACCGTGGGGCGGCTAAGGCGTGGGCCCTCTCCCCAGGCGACGTGGTGGGCGTGGGGAGGGGAGCCGGTGCAACCCCAGGCACGGTGGCAGCGGGGGCAGCGGGTCTCACAGGAGGGAGAGGGGGCACCGTCATGATCAACATCTACGGCGGTGACCAGCAGAAGGTCTACCAGACGGTGAAGAGGGTGTTGAAGGAGGCCCGTTTGGTCTGATGGCGACGCAGACTCCCCTTTTCCGCTCGGCGTTCATGTCGCCGGAGGACGAGTACAACGGCCAGGGTGTGCGCCCCGTGGTCCTCGACGTGCTGGCGACAGACCTCGAAACGAGTCTCCTGCCCAATGACATCAAGATGGTCTTGCATGTCAATCCGAGCACCTTCAAGTTCAGCTACACCAAGGTCATCGAGCGCATCCAGACGAAGGGTGGGTGGGTCGAGCAGCATTGGGGGGAAGGGGTCCAGGGCCTGTCCTTCGAGCAAGCCTCGGGCGGCTTCATGCGCCTCTACACAGGTCTCTCCAACATCACAGGACCTGGGCCCACCGGAGACGGATACGACACGGGAGGGACGCGGCGGGAGACGATCGCCTACGACAAGTACCTCGACATGCTGGCGTTGTTTCACAGCAACGGGAGCATCTACGACACACGGGGCCAGATCGTGTTTCAAGGGATCATCAAGGTCTCGTTCGACGGGGGTGTCCACTTCGGCTGGTTCCAGAGCTTCAACGTCACCGAGGCGGCGGAGAAGCCCTACCAATTTGACCTTTCCGCGGAGTTCACCGTCTCCCACGAGGCGTGGACGCTGCGAACGACACTGTGAGGAGTGATGGCGAACGAGGTTTCATCGGGTAACAACAACCCCGTCAACCAACTCGACACGGTGGCGGGGAGTACCCAGCAGACGACGTACACGACCACTGCCCAGGTGGTCCCGGCGGTGAGCTACGGCCTCACCGTAGGCCCCGAGACGCAGATCGCCTACGAACAGCAGCAAGGGCGCCCCATCGACGGGTCCAACGCATGGCTCCGCACCCTGTCGCCGTTCACCTTCCGGATGATTCCGCCCATCCTGTACCTGGAGAACCCAGACCTGCTGGCGGGGACCGAGACCAATGCTGTGGACGAGAATGGCAACCTCGTCCCCATCAACCTGGGCATCGTGAGCGCTGCCGTGTCGGCGAATAGCTCGTTCGCCAATGGGGTGGATTACCAGGGAAGTCGCTTCAGCGACAACCTCACGGGGACAATCACGACGACCAACGTCAATGGGCAGACGCAGGATGTGGTGACCACAGGGGGGCGTAGCACGAAGAAGCCGGACAGCGACGAGACGTGGGAGCCGGCCATCACCGACTACGACACCGCCATGGACATCGCCATCCAGTTGGAGGCGTTGCTCCAGACGCCACCCCTGACCCTGCTGATCAACCCGCAGTCCTTCGCTATCGCTTACAACAAACTCCAGCAGTTCAGCGAACGATCCCGTCATGGCTACATCTTCCAGGCGTGGGGGGAGGACCAGCCAAAGCTCACGATCAACGGGAAGATCGGGGCCTTCTACGCCGGGGCCTTCGAGTACATTGACACGGACGGCTCGAACACGACGGGAGAGGGGACGATCCCCTCGGGAGTCCAGTTTGCCAGCAAGCGGAACTCCGCCAGCTTCCAGAACCTCATGGCCCTGTTCAACTTCTACAAGAACAACGGCTACATCTACGACACCCTCGGCCGCTCCAACGCGATGTTGATGGTCGGTTGCATCGCCATCGACTACGACGGCTGGACGTACTTCGGTAACCTCAACAGCTTTAATTGGGGCTACGAACAGGCCCTCCCCAACGGCGGCCTCACCTTCGACATCGACTTCTCCGTGGTCATGATGTTCGACAATCGGGAAAGCACCTACGCAGTCGAACCGATGGTCTCGCCGACGCCGAGCCCCAGCAATTTCCGGTATTGGGGTGGCCCGGGAACGAGTGGGGCAGTGCCCCTCGCCGGCAGTACCCTCACCGGCACCCTCAACACCCAACTCCCGGACTTCACGGGGGCCTTCTCGCAGAACGCGACGACGGGCGTGGGGGCCGGTGGCGGGGGAGGGACATCGACTCTCGATTTGCCCACCAGCGATAGTGGTTTCGAGGCTCCGGCCGTGGTGGTGGAGGAGGACATCTCCACGCCCGTTCCCCCCTACAACACCTTCATCGAGGGTCGGAGGTAGGGCATGGGAATCGAACAACGACCCTACATCGGCACCTGGCGGCTGAACAATCGTCAGCTTGTCCAGTACACGCCGGACTGCCTGGTGTACATCAACGGTGACCTTACGGTGCCGGGATCCAACCTGCGTGGTGAGCAGAGCCGGCTGAACCTCCAGCCCTACATCACCAGCGTCAGCGTGGAGGGTAGCGTCGAGCCCGGCGGCCACAGTGCCAACGTTTCTGTTTCGCTCCCCGTCCACCTCCTTGAATCGGTGGTGCGGGATGCACAGTTCATCCTGCGCCCGGCCCTCGAAGTCCATGTCTACATGCGGGGATATTTCCCGGTCCGCGGCTTGTTCCGTGAAACCGGGGATGACGTGGAGGTGTACGACAGCGAGACGGGGCAGTTCGCGGCGGGGGAGCCTGACGTCACCTTCGAGGAGTTCGAGGGTGAGGGGGACACCGAGCAAGTGGACGGTGAGGGTGTCGAGACGCCCACGTCGACCCTGAATCTCGAAGACACCATCGCCAACTCGTGCCTCTCCCCGGCACAGCAACAGGTGGCCAATACGATCGCTCAGACGATTCGTAATGCGGGGTACTCCGACAATCTCGCTCTGGCGGCCATCACCAATGGTATTCAAGAAAGCAGCCTGAACCCGAATGCTGTTCAGCAGACGACGTGGACGGACTCCAGCGGGGACGAGCGACAGCCCACAGGGGCCCTCGGGATTTTCCAGCTACTCCCTGACAAGGGGGCTGGGGCTGGGGTGGCCGGTTTCGAGAATGGGAAGGCTGCGGGGACGTCCGAGACGGAGTCTACCTACGACGCCTTCGATGTCGACACCAACACCCGGCGCATGATCTGGGAGATGCAGAACACGAAGTTCGGGGAGTCCATCCGCCAGGCCGAGGCCGAGGGGGCTTCTGCAGCCGTGCTTACCGACCTGTGGAGCCATGACCTGGAGCGCTCCCAAAGCTCCGACAGCCGCGTCCCCATTGGTGTCGAATGCTTCGGCGAGGATGCCATGGGGGCAACAGGGGGGAGCTTCGAGACCTTCAACACCCTCAATGTGGACGAAGCTCTGAGCGGGAGCAACGAGTTCGAGGGACGTGGGTGGCACAGCAAACAGGTGTGGGACGACCTGCTGTCCTACCCCTACTACCACGTCTTCCACGGCGTGGTGACGGATGTTTCGTTCAGCTACTCGGGGGGTTTCCAGACGGCCCAGATGAACTGTGCCTCGATGCTCCACTTCTGGCAGTACCACAAGGTCTCGACGAGTGCCGCCGCCCGAGGCGTCAAGGTCGCGAACTCGGGTCTGAAGACGAGCTACACCGGCAACTGGTACACGAACAAGACACCCTACGAGATCATCTACTCGCTGTGGCACGACACGGCCGGTTCGGCGGCAGGATTGTCGTCCACGTTCAGTCAGAAGACGAACATCGCGGCGAGCTACCAGGGGGCATCGCTGTTCTCCATCGCCATCGAATACTGGCGTCGCCGCTTCCAGACGCAGATGAACAATCTGCGCCTCCATGGCATCAGCGGCCAGTTGTTCAACTCGGCCCAGGCGGCGTTCCTTGGACGCCTCAGCAAGGATGAGGCAAAGGCATTGTTCCCCTCGGAGGGCGGGGCACATCAAGGCTCGACCAACATCCTGTCTGCGGCCCAGGCGTTGAACCTCCTCGACCCTCGCAAGACGGCAACCAACGAGAAAGCAGCCGCTGAGCAGGAGCAGACAGGGACGGCGGGGGAGGGCCAGACGGGGCTGTTCGAGGAAGGTGACCAGGTTGAACTCAACATCTTCTCGATGTTGCCCTTCGTCTACGACATCGGCAGCCTCGGCGCCCCGGCTCTGTTCGAGTCGGCGTTCATGAGCAAGCTCGACATTGCCCAGCAGGTGTGTGAGGCGACGAACTTCGAGTTCTTCCAGGACATGGACGGTGATTTCGTTTTCAAGCCGCACATGTACAACATGGACACGTCCTCCAGCCGGGTATACCGCATCGAGGACATCGACCTCATCGACATCAATTTCTCCGAGAAGGAACCCATCGCCACCTACGTCACGGCCAAGGGAAACACCTTCGAGAATGTCCAGGGGACTGGCACAGAGGGCGAGTGGGGAGCCTCTGGCCTCTACGTGGACTACCGGTTGGTGGCGCAGTTCGGCTGGCGTCCTGGCGACATGGAGATCAGCTACTACAACGACGCCCGCCGGATGTTCTACGCCGCCATCAACAAGCTCGATCTGTTGAACATCGAGATGAGCAGTGGAAGCTGCAACATCCCGTTACGGCCAGAGATGCGGCCGGGCTACCCCGTCTACATCCCGTATCTGGATGCCTTCTACTACGTCCCGAGCTTCTCCCACAGCTACCAGGTCGGGGGGCGTTGCACCACCAGCCTCCAGTTGACCGGCAAGCGGGCCAAGTTCTTCGCCCCCGGAGACACCGCCGACATGAACGGCGGCCTCGACACGATCCACCTGGAGAATCTCGCGTACCCGCCGAAGCCCTTGCAGGTACTCGACGACGAGAACAACGCCCGCATGGTCGGATTCCCGAACGTGGTGATGGCGCTTGACCCGCAGGGGGTGAACCCCCTCGAACTCATCGCGGGAGCCGACTTCACCGACCTGACGGACACACAGTCTCTCCGGGCGTTGCTCTACTACGCCGTGCAGATGCGGAACGAGATCACCGGACCGGACAGCCAGGGCTACTACCAGTACCAAGGGGACCTTTTCGGAGGGAAGAAGGTCTCGCTGTACATCAGCGACCCCGAGCAGGAGCGTGGGTCGGGTGTCTACCAGGAGGGGCAGGCCATCGACTTGCGGGCTGTGGGTGAGGTGTCCACGGAGATCGACAAGGCCAACCTCCAGCAGGGCATCCAGACGGTCGATACGGCGACGGTTACCGGCCCCGACGACCAGCAGATCTCGGCCAGCACCGAAGCCATCAACTTCCTTCAGGAACTGGCAGAGTGGGGAGAGAACTGGCTGTCTGGAAGCGCCCTGTCGGGGTGGGAGAACCCCAACAGCAGCGCGAACTACCTCAGCCTCTTGGCGAATCAGAAGTCACGGTACACCTGTGACCAGATCCCCGGTTTCTTCCGCTACTACTCTCAGGCCCACCCGGACGAGGAGCACCAGGGGGTGGCTTTCGATTTCGACGACACCGGGGCCGTGGTGGAGGATGGCAGCAAGGCGAGCACGGGGGATCTCCCCACGGGGGGTGAGGTCTTCCTTCGCGACACCGTGTCCCCCGAGGCCGGCATCATTGCACCCGAGACGGCGTTGGAGTTCCAGGACGGGGCGGTGAAGCGGGGTATCTACGTCAAGGACGCCTATGGCGACCTCCAGGCCGTGCCCACCGGGGCGATCCAGAACATCTCCTTCATGCGACACACGGAGACGAGGTGGCAGGAGGTCACGGTGCCGGCGGTGGTCCGCAAGCGACGCCCCACGAAGAACCGAATCCAGAACAACGTGTGGAACAACTGGCGGGGGCTCATCGCGACCAAGTACACGCGCAATCTCAGCGAGTACATGGACACAGCAGTTGGCACTTTTGTCACGGATAATCTGTTGCCCCCTCTCAACACTTTGAAGAACGGCGGCACGACGACAGCCACCCCCGGCGGGGTCCCTAACTTCGCGATGCCTTCGTCGTACTTCCCTTACGGCCAGCAGGCCACGTCGCAGGACACCTTCGAGGACATCGCGGTTCGTTACAACATCGACACCTCGGGAGGGAACGACCTCAAACACTTCCGAACCGTGTTGGAGGCCGTGGCCCGCTCGATGGTGGCGGCTTTCTGGCAGGGCTACCAGGACACGATCAATGGGGCTGTCGTGGCCGTCGATGTTGTCGAAGCCCAGATGACACACCTCGTACCCCAACCGAAGCCCAAGCAGCAGTCCAAGACAGAGATGCAGAAGAAGACCGTTGAGGGCTACAGCCCGGTCTTCCCGGTCAGCGATGAGAAGGGCTACACGGTCATCGGGGCGTACCGTTACGGTCGTGGGGTCGATATCGTGGCGAACAACCCCTTCGACCAACTGCTGAAGACGGACCCCCTGAGTGCCATCGACCGCGAGACGGTGGAAGCCTACGTCGATACGGTGATCAAGGGCGCCCAGACCGCCACCATCACGAAGACGGACGCGGACGGTGACCCGATGAATGAGGGCGGCTCTCCGGTGAGCACCACCGTCGAGGTCAACGCGGCGGATGCCCACAACAACATGATGGAGGCCATCACCGGCACGTTGTCCTCTCAACAGATCCTGGACCTTGGCCTCGGGAAGATGTCGGGTGGGCAGCTTGAAGTGAACCTCATGAACTGGTTTGCCGACCAGGTTCGGGACGGGACGCAGAAGATCCCCATCGAGAACAGCGCCTATTCGTTGGCCGACCTCGGCTTCTCGAAGGACACCCTCCCCTACGCCTCGGAGTACCGGGGGGCGGAGGCTGATGTCTCGTTGCCGGCGTTCAGCACGGATTTCGTGGACATCGCGGCTCAGCAGGACATCGGTAAGGCGGAAGCCTACGCGGACCTGGAGTTCGACCCGTCCTCGGGCGAGCCCATCCTCGACATCCCCTCCGTCTACCAGACACTGGAGCAAGGGTCGAAGACGCCGGACTGGCGTCAGTCGCAGTCGGCGTTGCGTGGGCTGGCCCTGGAGAACCGGCAGCCGAGCACCGCCCAGGAGTTTCAAGCAGTCATCGACCGCTTCGATGACAGCGTGCGAAACAGCTTCCAACAGTTGAAGGACGAGACGCTGACCCAGGATGCCGAGCGGGCTGCACAGCAGGCCGCCAGCACGACCGAGGAGACGTGAGATGCCCCATCCTGACGACACCATGGGCCGGGATGTCTCGGTCAGTGCCATCCGAGGAGACATCGGCAAGGAGGCCGCCCATCGTCAGATGGACCCGTCCTTCGGGGCGAGCGCCTATGCCCTGGGGCTCTGCAAGGTTGTCGAGATCAACTACGAGGAGTTCATGGTCACGCTGCGGTCCCTCAGTGGCGAGGCCCAGGAGTTTCAACACGTCCCGGTCCCCATGACGTTCCCCGGGGCAGGCACCCGTCACTTCTTCGGTGCCATGCCCAGGCAAGGGGATGTCTGTGTGGTGGGTTGGATTCCGCAGTCGAGCACCGGGGCGGGGCAGAATGCCGTCGGCTCCAAGCTGCCGATCATCGTGGCCTGGACGGTGCCCGGGGTGTGGACTGGTCACGATTGGGTGCCGACGCAGGACTTCGAGGATAGCGAGTGGGACTACTCTCCGAAGAACGCGGCTCTCATCGAGGGGGCCTACCAGCGCCAACGCCACAAGCTCCCCCACATGCGGCCAGGGAACATCGTCGCAAGCTCGGCTCAGGGCTCTGACATCTTCCTCGACGAGGGGGTGACGATCGCCAACCGTCGGGGGAACGAGATCCGACTGCGGGACCAGGATCAGGCCCTCGTGCTGCGGACCCTCCAGCAGTTCCATGCGATGGCGGGGGCTCGGGTCTATGCCGGCATGGTGCAGCGGGACGCGGCCATGTTGCAGACGCAGATGGTCTCGGATGGCTCCTCATGGGATTCGCCGACGCAGGTGGACGAGAACGGCGACCCCATCCCGGTCGACGACCTCCCCGACAGCCTCTATGCAGCGGGCACCCTCACCCCCACCGAACTGCTGACTCGTCGCCCCACCGGGGAAGGGCTCACTTCTCCCGGCATCGCTTTGGGGGCCAACCTCGATCCCTACGTCCTGTTGCGCCGCGGCCTCTACATGGATGGCCAGGGCTTCATGGCCGACGGTTACGAGCCCGAGGCGGTCTATGGGGGGAAACCGCTGTACCGAGTGTCCTACAGCCCGAACTTCGCCAACTCGGTCGCTGACGAGGCGGATCTTCCCACGTTGACGGAGTACCGCGTCGAGGTGGCCCACACCTCAGATGGGAGGTTGCCGGTCACGGACGAGACGGATGGCTTCGACGCCGACCGTTTGCCCGATACCCCGGACGGCTCCAAGGCCACGGACATGTCGCCCAACCGTCCCTTCATGGAGTGGGTGTTGGGCAGTGTGGTGGGGAATGATCCCTTCTCGGAAGCGGGGCGCACGCAATACGGGCTGCCACTAGGTCTGGATGTCTTCACCTTCAAGAACCTGGAGAGCAACGTGGTGGAGGCGAACCCTCGTCTCTCGCCGCGGCTGGATACCCGGACCCAGGCCGCATCGCTGCTCCGTGTCCGGCCCCCTATGGAGGGCTGGGGCTCCGGCTCGATGACGTCCTTTACGAAGGATGGGAGACTGCGGGCCTACCTGGGAGGCCCCGAGGGAGAGGACAGCCTGCAACTGGCGACAGCGGGGAACGCCCGCATCGCTCTGGGCGGTCAACTGTTCCTGCAGTTCCACGGGCCCTTCCGTATCAACCACGCCTCGAAGGGGGACAAGAACAACCACGGCCTCGATTTCCGTTCCGAGACGGCAGGTGTTGTCATCTACGGGGGTGGCCAGATCGAGGACGACACGGTCCCCCAGGCCATCTCTCCGTCGGGGGAGGGGGGCTCCCCGGCCGATAAGCCGAGCGTCCTGATCCGCGGCAACAGCACCACGCAGATCGAGGGAGGCACCTCGGTCAACGTCCAGGCTGGGCAGCGGGCGAAGGTGGCGGCGTCGCAGGTCACCATTGACGGAACGAACAACGTCCAGGTGAGTGCTGGAGATCGGGTAGCGGTCAGCGGTAAGCAGTACGAGCTTTCCGTCACCGGCAAGGCGATCGAGAACTTCTCCGGGCCGAAGGACAACCTCCCCTCGACGTACCCCTTGCGGGAGACGACGTTCTCGACCATCGCTCCCACAACGCAGACGGTGGACAAGGCGACCTACCAGACGGGCAGTCGCGAGGAAGTCTTCAACATCGGCAACCACACCACGTCCATGCTGGTGGGGGACATGACCTACGAGACGGAGGGGGGGACGTGGAAGGCTCGCTCCCTCCAGAACGAGGCGACCCTCTCACCGGACGGCTTCCAGGTCAGCGTGGCGGCCGGCGTGGCGAACATCGAGGCCAAGGCAGGGGCTGCTTCGTTGAAGGGCTCTGCGTCGGTCACGGTGAGTAGCAACGGGTCCGCTCTTGTTAGCGGAACGATGGTGACCCTCGGGGCCAACGGCACGGCCGGCGGTATTGTCAGTGGTGGGGACATCGATCCCCTCAACGGGCAACCCCTCTCGTCCCCCATCAATGGAAACATGGGAAGCGCGGGGCACGTCCTCGGACCGATGGTGACCTAGTGCCGATCAGCCCTCCCAACTTCACGGCGGCGTTCAGCGTCATCGACCCAGCCCTCGGGCTGACAGGGACGGCGATGTCGAGGTTTGCTGCGGCGTTGAGCACCGCGATCTACAACTGGACGGTGACCCCGACGAACGTGCGGTTGACAGGGGTGACGACAGGCACCGCGGGGGCCGGGAATGTGACCGGAAAGCTCATCGTGCCGCCAGCCCCGCAGGTGATGCAAGCAGGCTTCCTGGCAGCGGGGGTCACCGGCCCACAGTCGTCCCGGGTGGCCACGGCGATCTCCTCCGCCATCTCGACCGCTTTCACGGCGACGGGGGGCTACACCGGCCCTTCGGCGGGTGTCGGGGTGGGGACGGATGCCTCCAAGGTTACGGTGGCCAACGCTGCGACTCTGGCCTCCCAACTGATGGCGGTGCTGGTGCCCATCCTGGGAGGGTCTGGGCCGGCGGCTTCTACGGTGGCCCGGGGGATCTCGATCGGCGTGGCAGGACAGCTTCTTCTGGGAACGGGCATCGGCGTGGTTGCAGGCAGTGTGAGTCCTACACCTTCGGTGGGGACCAGCAGCGGACAGGTGATCTGAATGGCATTCGATTTCTCGGGCTCCGTCATCCGGGGCGCACGGACGGCCAACGCCAACGCGACGACGACGGGTCGGGCGCAGAGCGGTGTGGTCCGTGACGTCAAGCCGCTGCCCCCGACGTTCGACCTGACCAGTAGCAACGGTTACGCCCCTGACCTGGTGGACGCCGACGCCGATCACTACCGCACGGCCATCCTCAACAGCCCGGTTGAGGGGACGACCGAGTACATGATCTGGGCTGCGAACTCCTCGCAGATCGCTCGCATCGACACCTCGAACGACGACTGGCTCAGCGAGGACGGCACCGGCACGATTCCCATCGGTACGGACCCGGTCCAGAAGATCCCGGCGTCGGCCGGCTACTTCGAGGACGGCACGAACAAGGTCATCGTCACCGACAACGGTGGCAACAGCATCGCCGCTATCAAGGAGATCCGCGTTCGCAACGGGGGCACGTTGGCGGTCACGACCATCGACGCGGTGGACTTCAAGAGCGTGGACCCGGACTCGGGTCTCATCGAGGTCAGCAGCCCCGTGCTCGTTGCGGACTTCAACGGGGCCTTCTCCAATGAACGGGGTGACCGCGTCACGAAGGTCGAGTATTGGGTCGCGGCTTCTCGCTTTTGGTGGACGCGGAACGACCCCTACGAGACACGCTTCGGCTGGGATGCTGGCCGGCAACAGTGGCGTCCCTACAAGGGAGGGCCCGTCAAGGACCTTGGGCCTCTCAGCTTCGACGGCACCTACGTCCTCTCACCCCGCCCGACAGGGGTGGGTGTGGGGGACTATCTCCCCGGCACGGCTGGCAACGGGGATCGCTATGCGATGGTGCGCCTGGGTCGCGTGCCCGACAGCGGCTCCCTCCCTGTTGCCGAGAACAACGATGTACTGGTCGCTCCGTTCTCCGGCCTGCTGGTGGTGGATGACGGGGATGTGGGGAGCTACTCCTTCTCCAGTAGTGGGGCTCCCGAAGCGGGTGTGGTTGGGCTGACGAGCGGGGCGGTCCAGTGGAACCCTTCGTTCATCCAGGAGTACGCCGGCCAGATGGTGTGGTACTCCCACCGGAGTTTTGACGCCGAGGCGACGGGGGGAGTGGGTGCTCTCCGCGATGCGGATCGCAACCCCTTGTTCATCACACCTCCACCCACCATTGGTCAGCATGTCTTCATCCGAGTAGGGACGAGGCGCTTCCTCACGCCCATTCTCGTGGAAAGCGACACGGACCTCGACACTGTGACCCCCTCCGTGACGGAGGTGGGGGTGTCGATGTCCACCGGCAAGTTGAAGCTCAGCGAAGACCTGGTCGGGAAGGCGGACCCGGACAATCCCCTCTACGACCCGCAGTACCTCGGTGCCCAGGTCAACTTTGACGGGGTGGCCCTCAACGAGCAGCCACAACCCCTCCGGCAGCCTGTGCCCCTGGAGGACGAGGACGGCGACCCCATCGTGGGCATCCGGGACGAGGACAAGGCGTTCGTCCCGGTGGCGGACCCCTTCGAGGCCAACGGGTTGGGGACTTCGGGCATCTTGCATGTGCCGGACTGGACAGGAGCCGAGCCTCGCATCGCCACAAGTGTCCCAGGCGTCCGGCCGGGTGGTAACAACTCTGTCGATCAGACGACAGGGCTCGTGCGGCACGTCTACTTCTACCCGCCGGGTGTCGAGAGCGTGTACGTCGGCGACACCTTCATGTTCTCTTACAAGGGGGCGGTCGAGTTCCTGTTGACGGTTCCCCGCACCGAGGACCTCCCGGGGCTCTCCCTGGGGGTGAAGGGGGGCAAGGCGAAGGTCGCCCGTGAAGCGACGTTGCTGACGAACCTCACCCTCGGCTCGGCAGTGAAGCTCAACTTCAAGGCCATCCGTGACCTCGGCACCAACAACGAGGTGTACTTCCAGCAGGCGTGGTTCCGACCGGCGACCTATACCAACACGGCTCGGGTGGTGGGCCGCATCCGAGACGAGTTCACTTTCGACGGGGGGGAGACGCTTGTCTTCGCGATCGATGGCGTCCTCCCGGCGCATGAATGGACAGCGACGGCAGGAACGTTCTCCATCGACGAGGTCGTGGCGGACATCCAGGCCAACACCGTGCCTGTGTTGCCAGCCAACGCGGTCTCACAGTCGGGGGGTCACCTTGTCCTCCAGGCTGCGACCTCCATCGAGATCGGCTTCGGCAAGAACAACGTCAAGGACCTCTCGGCGTGTGAAGCTCTTGGGGTCCTTCCCGGTTGGCGTGCAGTGGGTGGGCAGGACAACTGGCTGTCGGACAGCGGCCTCACCTTCGGCCTCAATCGCAGCCCCTTGAACCTGGACCGTAGCGAGCCCTACGCGGACTTCCAGGAGCGCTACCGCGTCGAGGATCTGCAACTGTCTCCGGATTCGGGCATCCAGGCCCAGGCGTTGGTTCTCCTGGACTACCCACCACTGCAAGACGTCCCTGGCTACGACGACAACGTGTTCTTCCAGATCACGACGCTGGTGCAGAACGGGCCGACCGTTGCCATCGACAACCGCTACCTCTACAACCCCACGGATGTTCTCTACCGTTTCGGTGAGGGGTACTTCGCTTGGCTCGATGAGAGCAACACCATCCAGGCAATCGAGCAGCCGAGACGAGACCTCACCTTGGGGCAGGTCAACGTCATCGAGGACTCATTGCTGGGGGCACAACCCGACCCCGATATGGGCCTGTTCGTCTCGGAAGGGGGGAGCTTCCAGCGACTGACCACCGATCAGTACACGCTGATCAACGGCGGCGTCCCGGGGATCGCGTTGCTCACCGAACAGGTGGGGGGTCTGGTTGCTTCGGGCTCTCGTGGTTCGTGGGGCGCTGGCAGCAACGTGTTCATCAATGACTTCCAGGGGGACGAGAACTTCGAGAACCTGGGCATCGAGCCTGGCTATCGGTTGAAGATCCCGTCCGGGGACGCGACCGGGAGCTACATCGTCCAGCAGGTGGTGAGCCCCACCACCCTCATCGTGTCCCCTCCCTTCCTCTGGGGCAGCGGTGAACGATTCGCCTCGTGGGACCTCTACAAGGGTTTCACCGACGAGGTGTACGACCCCGCCATCGTCGCCGATGTCCTGTTCGAGGAGTTCAATCATCTCCCCGAGGAGCCTTTCCATATCCGGGTCCTCAGCCCACTTGGCGAAACTCCGGCGGACCCGGCAGCCCAGACGGCGAACCGCTTGCAGGCGGTGATGACGGACGCCTTGCAGTCAGGCCGTGAGATCAGCCTCCGATTCGGCATTGAGCACGCGACGGCGACGAACACCGCCAGCCTCACCGGTCTCGGTCGGAAGGAGCTTGGCACCATCGCCAATGACTCGCTGTTCCTGCCGGGGGCCACGGAGAGCGACCCTGAGCACACGCGCTACGAGGATCAGGCGTTCTTCATCCAGCTAGGGACAGAGGTGTTCACCCCTGGCAGCGGGCTCACGGCAGTCACGCAGTTCACCGATCCCTTCCCGCCGGGGGCTATCGAGTACCTCATCAGCACGGGCGAGCTTCGCTTCGGCTCAGAGGTCCTGAGTGACTACGATCAGGCCGAGGTGTTGTGGGTCGCTTCCTTCCTCGACGCTGCCAAGCTGGTCGAGGGGGTGGCCGAGTACGACCCGGCCACTGGTTTGCTGAACCTCAGTGAGGCCGATCTCATCGCCCACACGGGCCAAGAGGTCTACTTCGTCGAGCAGATGGTGACGGAGGCTCGCAAGGACGTGGCGTTCAGCCCCCTGGCGAGTGCGTTTGCCTTCATGCGGCCTCTGCGTGAACGTCAGGTTGTCGAGGTGGACTTCTTCAAGGCCGACCTCACGGGCCACAAGGCGAAGGACGGTGACGGTAACGACATCGAGGTGCTGACCTACCTCCCCGTCTACATCAACGGGGAGATGGCGACACGGGTCGAGAGCAAGGTCTACTCGTTCAACCCACCGGATGGCAGCGGCTTCCGTCGAACGGTGTTCACCGAGGTCGAGCCGACAATCTGGGTCAACGGCTACATGCAGAACTTCGGCGTCGATGACCTCACTATCGACTACGAGGACTTCACGATCCACTTCAAGACGGACCTGCAGACGACAGACGAGGTCCGGGTCAGTTACGCCGTGATCAATGCCTTCGGTGGGGAGAAGGCGTACTCGTCGGCCGTCTTCCCCGCTTACCGGCCGCCGTTCTTCCTGGAGGCCAACCAGGACACCTTCCTCCTGGATACCGACCGTCGAGGGGACATGGAGCCGGGTCGCATGATGCGCCTCGGGGCGTTCCCGACGTACATCAAGTCGTCCACCTACGACAGCAGCGCAGATCAAACGACCGTGACCATCTTCCCGGCCCCGGTTGTGGAGGCAGGAAGTCGCGCCCCCGGCAACGATGTCCTGACTCTGATCACCGACATCCCCGTGACCACCGAGGTGGACCCGGACAACCCCGTAGCCATCCCCGACGCACCTGCGGGCTTCCTGCTGCCGTTGAGTGACGCGACCCTTGGTGGTGACCTGGATTGGGAGCCGGTGAACCGAGGAGGGTTCAGCATCGACTTCCAGGGGAACCTGATGAAGTTCGCCGTGGCTGGGCACCTCATGGAAGTGGGTGGCTACCCCTTCATCATCGCCGATGCGAGTATCAGCGAGGACGGCTTCAAGACGACGGTGACGTTCACATCGCCCTTCCCCCAGGGCTTTTCGATGGAGAACGGGGACGCGATCAAGCTCAGCGTCCGACCGATGTACCCCCCGCAGCCTCGGAACTTCTTGGGGGTCAGCCCCTTCCTCGCCACCGAGGGGACCGAGCTTGTCCTGTTCGGTGAGACGGATGAGGACGGCAACGAGCTTCCGGGACGCACGCTGGTTCCTTCGGTGGAGTACGTGGCCGATGCGGACACCGGGAACATCTCGCTGCTGGAGCCCATCCAGGCTCCTCTGGCTCCTGTGCAGAAGCTCTACTTCCGCTACACGAAGGTTGGTCTACTGCAACCGGAGTACGACAAGGGGACGCTCCGCATCCCCAGGTACACCGCTCGCTACCGTTTCAACACGGTGCCCAGCGAGGAGAACGGCCTCCTCGGCGGCTTGCTGCAGGCGACCTACAGCTTCTACAACCCCGACAGCTTCTTCGCCCGAGTGGTGCCGCTGCAGGAGTATGCTTTCGAGGCCGCCACGGAGATCATCGGCGATGTGACCAGTGGGCAGGGAGGTCAGGGTCCGTTGCTGACCTCGGGTGCCTCGACGCCTCCGGATGCGGGGCTTGCGAGTCTCACCACGGAGCGAGGTGACCTGACCGACCTCGACCGGGCAGCCCGCCTGTTCCTCAGTTTCTACAACGATGCAGTCGTGGCCTTCGAGCAAATCAAGGAAGCCATCGACGGGAGCATCGTCGGCGACCGGGATGGTAAGTTCCGCTTCTACATCGGCAAGGGCAAGGACTACGTCCCGCCGGGGTACGAGGACGCAATCAGTGGCTTGCTCAACCCCCGCTTCATCTGGAGCGAGGTGATGCAGTCGTCCAACGTCGGCTTCGAGATGCCGGTACTGGAGACGGACCCTCTCCTCGACCCGCTGACGGCTGTGATCCTGGACGCGGTGATGGAGGGGGTGCCGATGGACCCCTTCACCCTCGGGAGGTTGTTCGAGTACCAGAAGCGGCTGATCCAGAACGACATCGACGACCGGCTGTTGACAGGACCCGCTCGTCCGAAGCTCGACTGGAATCCGGCCTTGGGCCCGGTCTTCCAGCCCTTCGGCACCTTCGAGTCGATGTGGGAGCCCCAGCCCTTTTCTCGGTTGTTCCCGGAGCGGACCAACGCCTTCTTCCTCACCTACCCGGGGATCAACGCAGACCCGTCCTCTCGGACCCTCGGGGTAGACCGCTCGGCGTGGGCGGGCCGCTACTCTTTCCTCACGCCGATCTCGCGACCGTCCTTCTCGTGGGAGGAGGGCTACACCCCTCCGCAGTTCGCCTCGACCTACCGGACGGACATTGCGAGCATCAGCAACCCGGTCATCGGGCCGATCACGCAGATCCGGAACATCCTGGTCCAGCGGCGCCTGGCCCGAGGTCGTGTCTGGCGGTACTTCCCCACGGGTATCGAGGCCGAGGCTCTCTTCCCCGGCTCCCCGGCGGTTACCGACCCCTGTGCGATCGTGTCGCTGCTGCCTCTGAGCGAGTTCCCGATCGATCCAGGGACAGGATTCCCCGACACGGACCGTTTCATCGCCCAGGGTGGGGACCTCTACGACCTGACAACAGGAGACCCTGAGCTTCGGACACCGGCCTGGTCGGACTTCCCGGACAACCAGCAGCTTCAGGTCGGGCAGCCGACAGGCGTGACGTACCCCATCGCCTACAAGAGCGGCTCGATGCCCGTCGGGGACGGCTTGCCCGGCATCTATGTCAACGAGGTGCTGTACGGGTGCATCGTCACCTTCAAGAGCCTGGCGAGTGGTGGGCCGGGTGCCCCTCCCACCGACGTGCCCATCAGCGACTCGACGGAGATCCTGCGGCTGACCGACATCAACAGCGGCCCGGTGATGTCACTGGAGCAGGGGGATACGTTGTACGTCATCCCACCCGCCTTCACGCCGGCCGAGACGGACTCACCGCCGACGGAGGAGGACGAGCTACGGATGCGTCTGGGGATGCCGCAGTACCGCCGCGGCATGGACGTGGCCATCCGGAACAAGCTAGGCGTCCTTCGTGACCTCTCGCTGCCTGGTGGGGCGGACAACATCCCCTTCGACCTGCAGAAGTTCTTTGGCCAGAACCCTCCGCTCCCCATGAGCGAGTTGCAGGCGCTGTGCAACTTCACGAACGAGTCGATAGACCCATTGCAGTTGCCATGTCTGCTGGGCGAGGCGAAGGACGACACCGGGGACTTCCAGATCCCCTACGTGGCCGTGACGAACACGGAGATAGACCGCCTCTCGGCGATCACGGTGGGCATCTCGGACCTCCTCACGATCAAGAGCGCCGACGGGACGCAGTACGTCTACCCCGACGAGGTGCGGGGTTCCGATGGTCTGATCCAGGATGCCTTGGGCGGCGTGCCCCCTCTCCCGCCGGCTACGCTCATCACGACCAGTCGTCACGACCCGGCGACCTTCAACCCGGCCGCCTTGGGGGTGGGAGACGTCGAGCAGTACGACCTGTTGCTCATGGAGTACGGCAGTCCCACGATCCTCCCCACAGGATCGCAGGGCTTCCTTTCGGTGGGTCGTGTGCAGCGAGACGCCACGGACAGCTACAGTCTCGTCGAGGTTCCCCGGTTCATCACGCAGACGGCCCAAGGGGACCCGATCCAGTACGACTTCAACAACGCCCTGACCTACTTCACACCGAATCCGCAGCCCCCACCCCCCCTGGGCATCGGCTGCCGTATCTATGAGGACACCACCACGCAGGAGACGTGGTTGGACTTCTCGGACCTGGGGCAGATCCGTCTCAACGATGGTGGAGGTGTGGCGGGTATCGGTGGCCTCAACCGCATCTTCGCGGCGGACCCTGGAAACGCGGTCATCATCCGACTGTTCGCTCGGGAGCCCTTCGTCGGCCCCATCACGGTTGAACCTGGTGACATCGTACTCACGATCATCCTGTTCCAGGGCCAGATCCGGGCGGTCTACGCGGACGGCTCGACGAACACGGTGCCCGGCACAACGGTCTCGGCCGGTGAGAACAACCCGAACTCGGCCGACCTCGACTTCCGGTCGTTCAAGTATGACGGCTACGCCCCGGGCAACGAGCCCATCGATCTCTCGACGCACCCCGAGATCCCGAGCACCAACGCCGCTGGCATCTGGAGCACGGACTACGGCTACGACTTCACCATCTCCGTCACGACTCTCGGGGGTGGTACGGCTTTCTCCGATACAGCGTACATCGACTCGGATCGCCTGACCTTCATCGAGGTGGTGGATTGTCGAACGGCCCTTCCTCGGGGCACTCGACACCCCGTCGGCTTCCAGGAGATCGGCTGCAACCTCGTGGTCCATGGGGTCACGGTCGAGGGGGCGGGTTCCCTCAGCGACGTGAACAAATGGGTCAACGGGGACAGCAGTGGTATTGGCGTCGGCCTTCCCTTCCCCTTGACCTTCCTTCAGCGCGACCCCTCACAACTGGAGTTGTGGCTGCAGGGAACCACAGAGGGCATCGGGGTGTGGGAGGACGCCACGGTTTCCGGTGCGGGCGACGAGCGCGGGGCTGTCCGTGTGATGTCCTTCGAGGGGTATGAGGCCCCCACAGCGGACACGGCGACGGCCTCTCCCACGCTAGTGGGTGGTCAGATCACGGCCATCGCGGTGACCTACGGCGGCTCAGGGTACGACCGCGGCATCGCCAGGGTGTTCATCACGGACCCCACGGGCATCAGCGCCGAGGCCGAGGCTGTCGTTACGGCGGGTGTCGTTACGGCGGTCAACGTACTGAATCCGGGCCATGCGTACACCGCTCCGGTAGTGACGATCGTCCATGAAGCTGGCAACATCTCGTGCCTCGACAGCAACCTCCGCTTCTCGCTCATCCCGTCCTCGGAGAAGGACGAGACCGAACTTGTCGTTGGCGACCTGGGGACCATCTGTACAGGGGTCTCCCTCATCCGGGACGGTGAGAGCAATCGCTTCTCCAACATCGACACCTCGGGCGGCCTTCCCTACGGTGGGGCCATCACCAAGGTCGTCGCTGGAGATGTCATCGAGGTTCGCACAGGCTCGTCGGTGACGGGCACCATCAAGGCCGGAACCTACCTGGTGCGCCATGGGGTGCAGGACAACACTCCCATCCACGCTCCTGGGCCTCTATTGGGCGGCGACCGCCTCCGGGCGTTGACGCTGAGCACGACGGCGGGGGGTCGCAACGATTGGGCTGACATCGCCTTCCCGCAGATCGCCAACGCCGAGGTGGGCAACCCCTCCATCGACGAAGGTGCCCGGCAGATCCGTGTGACGGACTTGTTCGAGGAGGAGTTGACAGGACTCTCGCCGACGAACCATGCGTTCCCGGCGGCTCCTGGGCGCCTCTACTGCATCACCACCCTCGATGGTGTGGACTCCGAGGTGGTGAGCGCCGAGTACACCAGCATCGACACCGTGAACTTGCGCTTCACGCTGGCCGTGAACACCGGGGCGGGGGAGTACCGCAGGGCGGATGGCACGACCATCCCGGCGGGCAGTGAGGGGACGGACTTCTGGGACCTGCTGTCGGATGGCATGACGGTCTCGGGGATGGTGTACTTCGCCCTCCGCATCAACGGCGACCAGAACAGCAGCCTGCCTGCGAACAATGCGGTGGGCTTCCGTGATGACATCACAGGGACGCAGGTCTCGGCTCACGGCTTCGCTGGGGTGACAGTGACGACGCCTGCTGGAGCCACCAACCCCAGCGAGCTACAGGAGTTCGTCTACGACAGCGCCTACTACGGTGGTGCTGCCACGGTGTACGACATCGAGGAGTCCTCGGGAGCACCTACTCCCGAGGCACTGCAGGTCCATGCTGGCACGGTGAACTCCAGCGACGTGTTCGTACCGGACGTCGAGGATGCAGTGTTCGATCACGTTCCGGTGCTGCTGGATCTCTCGGCTTGGGCCACGGTCTACGGCGTCGCCAACGTGTGGACAACGATCCGCCAGTGGGCACAGGGGGCAACCTGTCTGCTGCCGGGTGACAACGTCTCGACGTCGGCGACGTTCACGGCCTTGGCGCCCACCAACGTCTATGACGACGTGGATACGAACGGCCTGTGGATGGCTGCGGGCATCTGGACAGAGCCTTCCTTCCCACTGCCCGCGTTGAACAAGGCCGAACTCGACAACCTCCCCATCGGCGCACAACGGTTGGTGGACCGCCTCACCGATCCGGTGGACCTGGCTGCGTTGGGCTTCCGCTTTGGGGGCTACGATGAGATCGTCGAGATCCAGGTTCGGCGCATCCGTCGCTTCCACGACATCCTCGAAGAAGTGGGGGATAACTTCACCCCGCTGCGTTACGCCTACGAGATCCGTCGAGGGAAGACGACTGGCTACTCGCAGACGGACAAGCAGATCGGCCTGGTCGAGGCCCAGAACTTCGCCTGGCCGCCGGATGGCAGCACGGGGAACAACGGCACGCAGATGGGGCCGTTCACGAGCCCGGATGTGGGCATCAACAACGGCGATGTCTTCCGGTTGCTGGACAACGGTGACCTCGTGGATGAGGTGGTGATCCAGGGGGTCACCAATGACCACACCCTTGCCTTGGCGCCTCCGGGGATTACCTATGCAGATTTCCTGGCGAGCCCGGGGGACGCCCGCTTCACCTTCGAGATCTACATCAAGCAGGCCCCGGTGCCTCACGAGCAGTCGAACGCACAGCTTCTCGACCTGATGACCGATCAGGTGGTGACGGAGACGGTGCCTGACTATGCCACCCAGACGGGTGGCTACGTGCCGGCGATTCCTTATGTCCCGCCCACAGGAAACGGCTTCTGGGAGGACTACGCCAACCTGCTGTACGACGATCGCGATCTCACCCCCTTCACAGAGAGGGGTGTCCAGGAAGGCGACATCGTGTTGGTCGACCCGGCGGGCGAAGTGCGGGGACCCGGTGCTGCTACCTCCCCTCCGGAGGAAGGTGTGCGGCCCTTCGGTGACGATGGCATCATCGATCGTCCAGGCGTGGGTGTGACAGGGACCTCGATCTACACGGCAGGTCTGACGGACACGCTGGACGACAACCGGGGCTTCTACCGCGTTGAGGAGGTCCTCACAGACCACCTGCGGGTCTCGGCAGGCTACACCGGGGACTTCGAGGGGAACCTGACGTCACAGGGCTCGGAGTACCGCGAGGACGTGAAGTTCCCCAACAACCCGGCGTACCTGTCGGACCTGGGGTACACCGTCTACCCGACGATCCACGCCAGCGTCATCAATCAGCCCCCCTTCACGGAGACCTCCGTGGATGATGGTCAGGAGGGACAAATGGACCTCCGACCGACGCAGTATGCGGGTATCGACAACGACGGAACCCCGGTTCCCGGCTTCTCGGACAGCTTCGCGGTCAACGACTTCTCCATCCGACCCTTCGGCTTCAAGGTCATCCGGCCGTCCACGTTGTTCAGCGACGAGGCCATCGAGTTCGTGCTGATGAATCGGGAGCGCACGCTCTCGCTCATCGAGCAGTTCCGTCAGCCGTTGCTGGGGGGTAAGGAGGGGTCCTACTTCGTCTTCCAACGGGACCTCCACGGGCGCAACCTCGGGGTGCCGACGCTTCCGCAGAGCGGTCTCGGTGTCTACCACAACGCCTTGCTCTACGACCTCACCGGGCGTGTGGATGTGGTGCCCTACTCCAACGACACCGACTGTCTGGGAGTGACCGACCGCCGGTTCTGGATCAAGGACAGCAACTTGGACAGCCTCACCGCCGCCGCCTCGGGCGTGGGGATGAGGAAGACGGGCGTCGGTGACGTGCCCTACACGGCCTACACCGACACCACCGGCTTGATGCCAGGCCCGAGTATCGGGTCCAGCGTGCGGCCGGTGTTGCCGGACTACGTGGATATCGCCCTCGATATCCGAGACCGCTTCCGGGATCTCCGGTTCGCCTGGGTCCGCTACCGGGCCCATCGGACGGAGGGGACCCTGGCCCAGATCCGCGTGTTCGACGCTGAGCTTCCCAAGCGACTCGAAGAACGCGAGGAGATCCTGTTGCAGCAGAAGGCGAACACATGACCGAGATCACCAGCTACGAGGAACTGCTGGCCGAGCTTGAACGCCGTGGCGTGAAGGCCGGGGGGTGGCACGACATGGAGGCGAGGACCGTCAAGCCCGCCTTCGCCGACCGCCAGGCAGAGCTTCTGTCCAAGGTGAAGGACCTGTTGGAAGCTCAACTCGAAGAAGACAAGAAAAGCCTGGCCCAGGCGCAAGAGACGTTGAACCGGCTCCGGCACGGTGGGGGGATCTGAGTCGTGGCGGACGCGGTACTTGGAAGTTGGCATCAGGGAGCCCTGTGGGAATGGCCGGAGGGACTGATCGATCTGGGCTCGATCTTCGACACCATCGGGAACCTGATCCTCTCGATCCTGGAGATCGCCGTCACCATCCTGGAGATGATCAAGGCGTTCCTCGTCGCTTTCATCGACCCCATCGAAGCCCTGATTCAGTTGATCATCGACGAGATCGAGGCGTTTATCCGGGACCTCCAACAGATGGGGATATACCTGACGGGTGATTGGGGTTTGATGAACTACCCCTTCGGTGACCTGTTGGGTGGCTTCCAGGCGTTTGAGCGTCGGATGACAGGGCGCTTGACGGACTACCAGGACCCGCTGCGTCCAGATGTCTCCCCTCGCACGAAGGTCCTCGGGATCTTCATCTACACCTCGGTGGACCTCACGGCCATCTACGAACTCATCCGGATGGTGCAGCAGTTCATCAGCCTGTTCAATGTGAGCCTGACGGCGGTCCCTCTCCCGCAGTGTATCAACATCAACGCCGCCTACGGGGCGGAGGGGGTCCAGCCCTACGAACTCGACACCCTGTTCAACACCTTGGGGAATTCCGGCTTCACGGGGGAGCCCCCTCGGGTCGCCAACATCCAGTGGGAGATCAGTACCCCTCTCCCCACGCCGCTGGGAGTCACGGTTCCGTTGCCGCCCCCGGCAGGATTCCTCATCGAGGTCTCCACCCTGGAAGGTGGCCTGCCTTTCTATTTCGACCGGGCAGCCCCGAGCGACCCCACGAAGACTGAAGGCAGCGACGACGCCTCGGTGGAGGGGCGTCAGGCTGGCAACGTGATGGATGCAACGGGCGAACAGCCCTTCGTCCTCTACGGGGGTGCCGATCAACTGAGCTTCGAGCCCAGCGCCAAGCTCGGGTGGAACGACAACGTGGATTCGGAGGGGAACCTGGGTGACGGGGCCCGCCGCTACTACAGCCTCTATCCAGGGGCCGACCCCTACCCCATCCCCGTGGATCAGTTGAAGGCGGATGACGGCACCTACTACCTCCAGCGCTCGTGGATTCACCGCGTCAATGCCCAGAATCCAACGATCCCGGGGCAGCCCTACGGCATCACCATCCCGCTGGACGAGTTGCCGCACAAGATCACCATCGAGGAGAGCAACGGGCAGGTGACCTTGGAGGACGACGGCCTGCCGGGCGTTGTCTACGTCCGTGTCTCAGCCATCGATCAAGCCATCGCAGACGGCGGAGACCCTGGCGAGGACACCTTCGGGTATGTCTACGAGTTCGACGGGACGGAGCTTGACAACCCGACAGAGCCTCGCGTTCGTTTGAAGGCGTCGTCGGGGGTGATGCCTCAGTCGAAGGGGCCCGTCTCGCAGCCCTTCACGATGGCGGTGCCGGCGTCCACGCAGACGGCGGAGTATCTCCAATCGCTGGCAACGGCCCTGGCGATTGCGGTGTTGAGTCGCAGTGACCTCGACAGCATCGAGAATGACGGTGACCTCTCCGACGAGCAGAAGGATTGGTACACCGTTGGCGACAGCACGTCCGTAGCCTGCGACAACATCGAGCGGAACTTCACAGCCTACCCAAAGGCTCCCAACACGGCAGGCGAGGCCACGAACCTGGAGTCCGCGAAGGACATGGTGGCCCGTGCCCTGGCGGTGGACAAGCCGAGCCAGTTCTTCGCCCGTGACCTCTCCATCCCCGAGGGTCGACGCCTCATCTACGAGGGGTGCATGGCACTGGCTCAGGAGCTTCTGGAGCGATCGGGGCCGCTGGCCCCCTCTCTCGAAGCTCTGGTGGTCGAGAACAGCGAGAACCTCCGTACCTTCAAGTGGAGTGACCTCAACGGGCAGTACGAGGGGGCCTCCTTCCCCGAGGCCACTATCCTCGAAAGTCTCTATGCCGAGGGTGACGTCGGCATCGACGAGAAGTACGGCGTTTGCACGAATCTCCGCGCCATCTACGCCGGGGACGACCTGTTCTACCGGGGGTTGTTCCGCAACGGTGGCAACGACATCTTCCAGGGATGGAGCGGAGAGTACCTGACCTACACGCAGCAGGCTCCCCTCGTGCGGCAACAGTGGCCGGTGCCTATCGAGGAGACGGAGCGGACCATCGAGCGCCTGAACCGCGAGGGGGCTACGCAGCAGCGTCGGGCAGCCAAGCTCCAGCAACAGCTTGACGATGCCATCGCAGGGGGTTGCATCGACGAGGACGGACAGACGTGGCGACCCCCACGACCGAACGCCGAGAACCTCCGTTTCACGGGGGACCTTTACTTCGCCACGGAGGACTTCCCGGTCCTCTACAGCGATCGGGCTGACATCACCTCGGCCCCGGTGGGTGGGAACATCGTGACCTGTCGAGGGGCTCTCCGTGCCTTCGAGGGTGGCGTCCTCTACACGGAGGCGAGCATCGTTCTCAACATCGCCACGGCGGCGGACAAACGTCCGGCAGATGACACGGAGTGGATCAGCTTCCGGTGGCCGGGGACGTTGCCCCCTGTCGAGCGTGTGTTGCAGACGATCCTGAATTGGGTCCTCAGCATCAAGGAGGGTATCAAGGCGGTGACGGACGCCATCGTGGCGTTCATCGAGTTCATCCAGGCCCGCATCGTCGAGCTTCAGAACCTCATTCGCCGTATCCTGGCACTGATCCAGTCCATCCTCCTGCTGGAGATCCCCGAGGGGAACATCCTCTTCCTGCTGAGCGACGGGACGGATGGTCTGACGTCAGATTTCATCGGGGCCGGTAACAAGCCCCAGGACTCCATCGCGGCTTACGGGGGTGGGGCGTGTGTCGTCATTCCGACGTTGCCGGCGATGGGCTTCCTGATTGACCTGCTGTTCCCCGAGGGCGGCCTGACGACGTAGGGAGGACCGATGTCGAGCTTTGGCGGCTACGCGCGTTTCCGGTCGGGATACTGGCTCGGTATCCGTGGCTGGCTTCTTCGTGAGCGGCGGGATGTACCGAAGCGGCTGCGGGTCATCGACGCTGAGTTGAAACGCATTGGCGATGTGGTGGTGACTTACGACGGTGAGGTGGACGAGATCACCGGGGCCCGGGTAGCGAACGAGCAACGCATCGGCTTCTGGGTCACCCCCGGGTCGAGTCTGGAGAAGCTCATCCAGGCGTACATCGTGACCGGGGGAAACCCCTTCGACATCTCCATGTTCCTCAAACCGAGCACGACGCAGGTGATCGAGGTCAACGAGGACGGCGAGCCCACTCGCTGGGAGCTTTTCCCTGGTGGTGGTGTCGGGGCTCCGGCCAACCGTGACGGCCCGCTGGCGACGGACAACACCTGGTCGGACAAGACGACATGGGGGGCGGACCCTGGTGGTTACCTGAACCTGAAGAAGTACCAGCCGGCCCGCATCGGGGGCCGGAAGCCTTACGGTAGCCCGGAGACGTTGAACGCGGCCCGGATGCGGAAGATCCGCGGATGGGCCAACCAGGAGATCGCCGAGAAGCTTCACCGGTTGGAGTGGCAGATCATCAAGCTGTGTGATCTCCGTGAGCAACTGGAGCAGGAGAGGGACCACACCCTCGCTGAGGCGTGGGGTGGGGTCTTCACCGAGTTCGATGACCTGTGGGAAGGAGAGACCACAGAGGATGTCGGGGCTGGGGCTGCGTTCGTGCGGACGCACCGCGTCCAGGAGTTGATGGACACCCTCGACCAGATCTTCTTCTACCGGGACCCGGACACAGGGTTCATCGACTTCACCGAGGCGAGCCCGGCCATCGACAACACCTCGTGGGCCTACGAGGACGATGCCGATGGGACCGAGGCGATCTTGGAGTTGATGCTGTGACTGGTGGATTTGCCTATAGCCTCCCCCCAGGTAGAGGAACCGCGACGCGATGACCACGGACTTCCAACTGGCCCATAGCTGCCCGCACGTCACGATGGAGGAGCCTGTGACGTTGCAGCAGAACCGCCGGGTGATGCCCACGAGGCAGCCGGTGGCGGGGTTGGGGCTGATCCGTGTGTTGGCCAACGACGAGGTGGTGGTCCCCCAAGGCGGCCTGTACGTGCCCGCCCAACTCAGCGGAGGGGACGCCGGCCCCTTTCATATCCTCCCGGGTGAGGGAGAGTTCCTTGTCCACGGGTCCACGGAATCCGTGCGCCTCGACCTGGCAGCGACGGAGTTCGGGAGGCGCCTGCAGACAGACGACTTCATCCGGCTGTTCCGACCGCTGGCGGAAGCGATCATCGTCGAGAACGTCAACGGTTTCCTCGTCTTCACCGACACGGCGGCGGTGGGGCGTGAGTCGAGCTTGCAGGTCGAGGGTTGTGCCACGTCTGCCCTGGGCTTCGGTCTACAGCAAGGGGCCAGGGGTCGGATGATCTACCCCGGCTGGCACGTCTACGCCCCACCGGACCAGATCGAGACGAAGTGGCTGCGCTTCAACAGCCCCATCTACAGCAACCCTCGCTTGAAGGTGACCTACGCCACGCCTCAGTGGCGGTGTCTGCGGTGCCAGGCGCAACTCATCGAGAATGACTACCGCTTCGATGAGCAAGGCCGCCTGCTGATGATCCGCAACGAGAACCTGTTGCATCAGGCAGCGCTGAAGATCCTGCTGACGACGAGGGGGACCAACCCCTACTTCCGGCAGTACGGCACGAAGCTGAAGTCCATGATCGGCATGAAGGCGATCAGCGGAACGGCGGCTGCCATCAACGAGGATGTCCGTGCGGCCCTCGTTCGCTTCCAGGGATACCAAGCGGCCCAGGCGAAGTACCAGCGCGTGTCGAACCGCGAGCGTCTCTACTCGATTCAGTCCGTGCGGACGATCCCACGGCCGGGTGACCCCACGACGTTCCTGATCGACATCGTGGCCCAGAATGCGTCCTCTCAGCCGATCAACATCTCGATCGTCTTCACGGTGCCTGGGGTGGTGAGTCGGCTGGTACAGGACGGCGAGGTGCTCGCCCAGATCGGGGACAAGGGAACAGGAGTCTTCCCGGCCCTGACTGCGGGGGAGAGCTTGGCGCGCTCGGGGCGGAAACCGGCGTACCTGGCGCCGCCTCAGATCCTCGCGGACCGAAGCGGAAGCGAGATCGGGGATGAGGAGGTCTAACGATGCCCGAGACGCCCAAGTTTCTCGGTCCTGATGGCACGCTACGCGAGGACTACTCGTTCAGCACTACGATCGAGTCCCACTTCTTCACCGGGACCATCGACGCGGACACGGTGTTCATGCAGATCAGTGTCTTCGGACAGCCGTTCGAGGACGACCCCGATCTCATCACCTTCGAGGGAACGCAGTTCATCGTCCCCAACCCTGCGAAGTACCCGGACGGCCTTCGCCTGTTCCCGGGGGATAACACCATCCAGGTGCGTTCGGTGGTCACCTCGGGGGCGACCTCCAACCCGGCCAACCTCGATGTCCGTCTGATCCAGGACAGCGACACGGGACTCATCTACGAGGCCCCCACCGGCATCTACACCGAACGCGGCGACCAGATCGTGACGGTCATCCTCGACGGTCTCGATGACGACAGCGTCCAGGGGTACAACTTCTATGCCTCGACGCAGCCAGGGGGTGGGACCGAGGGCTACTCGCAGATCAATACGAAGCTCGTCATCGACGTAGCCGACGTCGAGGAGACGCTGACTACCCTCGGAACACTCAGCGTGGATGCCCAAATCCTGACGGATTCCAACGGGGACCCTGTGGCGGACCCCCTGATGTACCGCGTCGAAGGGAGCCAGGAGAACATCACAGGCACCGTTCTTCAGCGGGACTACAACGAACGGTTGGAGATCCCCGAGAGCGCCACACAGGTCCGCACGGCGATGACCATCTCCTCGGTGGGGAAACAGAAGAAGTACGAGTTCGTCCACGCCCGTTCTGCTGGTTTCAACTCGTCCCCCTATCCGGCGATCCCGAACGGGGACTTCGCGGCGACGCCCACAACGGATCCCCTCTACTACGTCGCAACGGCGGTGTACTACGACTCGGATCGCCGTCTCGAAGTCGAGTCACCGTTCAGCATCGAGATCCCGGCCAACCCGTTGGTCGTGACCCCCGTGGTGGGCGCCTTCCCGACGGTCTCTCGCCAGGCCATCGTGAGGGAAACGATCAACAGCATCTACCGCAGCAACCCCGACGTGGCGGTACAGCCGGGGGCGGTCCTTCGGGACACCTTCATCGATCCCTTCTCCTCCGAGGCGGAGCGCATCCGGTTCATCCTGGACTTCCTCCACCGGGCGCAGAGCTTCGCCACGTTGCTGGAGATCGACGACCCGCAGAACAGCGGGTTCAGCATCCCCGTCCAACAGTCGAGCTACAAGCTGGCCTTGGCACAAGCGTTCTTCCTGACGGACATCCGTCAGGTCCAGAACCTCATCAACATGTGCTTCGACAAGTTGGCGGCGAACTACGGCGTCATCCGTAAGACGGGCACACGATCTCGGGGCGAGTTGACCTTCTACTTGAAGAGTCGGCCCAACCGCTCCTACCTCATCCCTCTAGGGACGCAGGTTCCAGGCTCGTCGGTAACAGCCCGGACGACCTCCGTGGCTCGTATCGATCTGGACAACCTGGCGACGTACTTCGACGCCACGACCAACACCTACCGGGTCAAGGCATTCGCCCAGGTCACGTCGCCGGGGACCGCCGGCAACGTCGCCGAGGGGCAGTTCCGCACCGTCCCGAGCATCCCCGACCTGTTCGTGACCAACGAGGACAGCTTCTTTGGTGGCACCAACCAGGAGACCAACCGGCAACTTGCAACCCGGGCACAGTACAGCATCGCCAGCGTGGATAGCGGCACGGACCTCGGCTACTGGAGCACGGTGGCGAAGATCCCCGGTGTCGTCGAGTTGAAGGTCATCTCCTCGGGCGAGGAGTACATGGAGCGGGACCTGGATGCGAACGGGGTCCACAAGGGCGGCAAGGTCGATGTCTGGGTCCGGGGGGACAACCCGGCCAGCGTCACCGACACCTTCGCCTTCACCTTCGAGACGCGCTACGACGTGCAGTTCGAGGTCATCGGCGATCCGCAGGACCTCATCTTCCGGGCGGTGGACAGCAACCTGTCCGAGGACTTTCCGATCATCGAGATGCTGGACTACCCCAGCCACAACCCGAGGATCGGCTTCCGCAACGCCTCGAAGGGGACCTACTTCGTCCTCGATGACTACACCTTCCTTTCCTACGACACGATTCAGCTATCGAGCGAGTTCAATGACCCTGCCACCATCGCCGTGACGGACGTGATCATGGGGGACTACCGCTACCGGACGAGCAACCAGTTCGTGTTGCTCCGGCAGCCGGTCACCGAGGTCACGGCCATGACCGGGCAGACGGGGTACACCGGGGCGCTGGATCCGAGCCTCTACACCCTCTATCGCATCCAGTCCCCGCTTCTGCTGGGGCGCTCGTCGATGGCGAGCGACTACGTGCAGGTGTCCTCCGACGATAGGGTGGGGCAGATCATCAGCGTGCCCGACGAGGAGCACGTCCTCATCGGCGAGGCCGTCGATTACCTGTCTTTCCTCGGGGTGAACCCGTTGAGCATCGTGGTGAAGGACAAGAACGACACCTCGATCATCTACAACTCCCCGGACACAGCGGACCCCGACTACCGCATCATCGAGGACCCTGACCCGAGAGTGCCCACCGGTATTCAGCGGACGGAGACGACGCAAATCACCTCGGGCACCGAAGTCCTCATCGACTACGAGCACGACGAGAACTTCACCATCGAGTACAAGACAAACTCCATTGTGGGGGTCGTCCAGAGCGTCATCGACGGGATGCGACACATCACGGCTGACGTGGTGGTGAAGCTCGCTCTGGGGACCTCGGTGGACATCGCGGGCACGAACGTCCTGGTCAAGGGGACGACGGCGAACCCGGCCACGCCGAGGGATCAGATCGATCAGCAGGTGCGGACACGGGTGAGTAACAAGTTCAACACGCTCCGCATGAAGAACGCTCTGGGGCAATCGGACGTCATCACCGAGATCAAGAAGGTCGTGCAGGTGGATGACGTGCTGGTGCCGCTGACGAAGCTCGCACGGGCCGACGGCTCCATGGTCCTCCGGGAGAGCCTGGACACGAGCGCTGCAGAAGACCTGGTGCAGATCATGGCCTGGAGCACCGACACCGTCCACACCTACCTGGTGGAGGATCAGCTTTCGTCCAGCACGACGAACGGTGGCGGTCCGGAAAACGAGTACCGGGCGGTCATCCAGGATGACGTGGCGATGAACCTGCAGACGACCATCCCCAACAGCGCAGGGGTGCCGTTGAAACTGGACCCCAACAACACCTTCATCATCGGCAGCGGTGGGCTCATCATCCCGGGATACAGCGACCTCGACACCTTGCGGTTGCAGTACCCCACGATGACGGACACCGAGCTTTACGCCCAGGCGGTGTTGATCACGGCGGACCGTATCCTCGTTACCGTCGAGGCCAACGATTCGCCGACGAATCATCAGTACGCGGTGACGTACATCGTGTCGGGAGACACCGGGGCCCGGAAGATCATCCCGAAGGACGTGGAGTACCTGGTGCCTGGGGACCAGAGCTACGTCTATGACGAGGCATCCGAAGAATGAGTTGTGAGGACAAGAAGGACCGCACGGGCGGTCCGAAGCTACCGGATGAGAGCTACGTCCCGGGTGATGAGAAGATCATCCCCGATTCCGTAGACCTCAACCCGTCGCCCGTTGTCCTCGAAGGGCAGCAGCCCCACGATGTCTACCGTGACCAGACGGAGCGCATCATGCGCTTCTTCCACGCGGTGTTGCCCGACAACTATGTGAGCCAGGTCCGAGGTCCCTTCTACACCCTGCAGTTCCAGGCGGCGGCCGAGCAGCTTGCGAAGATCCAGATCGATGCCAACGAGGTCTTCGCCGACCAGGACTACGACTTCACGCGGCCGGAGTTCCTCTACCAGATCCTCGGCTACCTCGTGTTTCCGGATTACGAGGTGGACGGGACGCCGAGCATCCCCACGGACATCGGCTACCGCGACTTCCTCCGTCGCATGGTCATCCTTCTGCTGCAAGGGGCGACGTGCAGCACGATCAAGAAGGGTATCGAACTCGTCACCGACGCGGACATCGACATCATCGAGAAGGCCATCGAATCGAGGACGAACCCCGACACGGCCTACACGATCGAGGACCAGTTCGAGTTCGAGATCAGCGTCAGCAACACCGACACGACGACCGACGAGGGGCACTACCACGACGTCAACATCGACAACCTGGGAAGCGGCGAGACGACCTCCGTGCTCCCGTTGGAGTCGGTCCCTTGGCACGTCCATGAGGTAGTGGGCTTCGAGGTGCTGGAGGCGGGTGACCCCCTGCACACGCATCAGTTGCTGCCCAAGTTCCCCAACGAGGACAGCGACCCCTTCCGCCTGTGGCAGAACGTCCAGATCATCCTGCAGGCGTTGAAACCGGCCCACACGATCTACGAGTTCCGCTTCCTGTTCCGGGAGCACTTCGGTCCCCTCTTCGAGGACGAGATGTCCTGGGACATGGAGTTGTTCCACTACGACGACTTCCGGAAGTTCTGTCTGGGGGCTCGCGAACTCACGGGGACGGGAGACACCCTCTCAGACCGGAGCCTGTTCCGAGATGCCTCCAAGAGCTTCGAGTCCATCTCGGTGGGGGCCGAGCTTGCGATCTCCAGTGGCCCGAACGTGGGGCGGTGGGAGGTCGAAGACGTGCTCGTCTTCCCGGTGGGGGACGACTCGACGCCTCGCAGCTACACCACGTCGCCAACGGGACTGACGGGGACGTTGACCATCTCCGGGGACACGATCACCGACGAGAGCCAGGATTTCGCTGCGGCAGCCGAGGGAGAAACCCTGACGATCACGGAAGGCCCAAACGCAGGGGTTTACCTGTTGTGGGACCTGTTGGGCTCCAATGGAGGTCGGATTGGCTTCGTGACGGGACCTGGTACGAGTGTGCGGATCGCCCCTTCCCTGGTGCGTTTGACCCAACGGATGGCGGATGAGGTCGCGGGTCAATCGTACCGCATGTCGGTGGACCGCCTTGGTATCCAAGTGCCCCAGGTGGTGACGGGGGAAGATGCCAGCGAGCAATTCTACCTCTGATCCCGTTTGTCTCTCTATAGAACCCCCTCTTTGAATCCTCCACGCAGGAGTGGTGCGCCATGACCGCAAGTATCCGCACGCGAATCGAACGAGGTGGCTTCCCTTGGGGCCCCGTTCTGACCGATCAGAGCCGCGACGACGCCCGCAAGGATGACGAGATCATCTGCGAGGCCGCAGACCCCATCCACACCACGTACTCGTGGACGTTGGTGTACACGCCTCCCAGCCCCAACGAGACGGCAAGTTCGGCAGGGCTGAGCACCTCGTCGGGGACCACCACCGATTTCATCGTCGATAACGAAGGCGCGTACATGATCCGCCTCGTTGTCGATGCGGGGCTGCCTACCGAGGACACTCGATTCATTCGCGTCCGCTTCCGGACGCGCTTCGGCGACTTGCACCCCAACGCGGCGGGTGAGCGTCGGGACAGCACGGCGGTCATTCCCTACGACATCACCACCGAGGGGTGGGCGAACACGCAGAACAACAACCTGCAGAGGTTGCTGGCCTACGTCCGTCGTCTCTCCGCCAGTGGTCGCATCGTCTACGTGGACGCCAACCGTGGTCGAAAGACCTACGACCCGACGCAGGTCCAGAACGATTGGGAACTGCTGACCAACGTGGCCGTGGACTTCCCGGGGGCGGACAGCGCCGACCTCGCCACTTCCGGTGTTCAGGCCGATCCCGAGGGCTTCGGCGACTTCTACTCCATCAACTCGGCCATCGCCTACGCCATGGCCGCCGTGGGGCGTGGGGAGCCTGCCGTCACCACCGACGAGCCCTACATCGTGGCGTGTCAGCCAGGGCTCTACATCGAAGACGTCGCCTTCCAGGAGAACATCCACGTCGTCAGCACGACCTGGCTGGCGAATTGGGATCAGGCGGTGATGGCCCGGGACGTCATCATCCGAACGCAGAACGCTGCCGGCTCCGGTCACACGTTCAGCGGGTCGAGCGACTCCTCCGGCGTCATCCTCCATGGGGTGCAACTGGAGAACACGCAGCCTGGCTTCACCGCCCCGGTGCTCGACGTCACCCGTGGCTTCGCCGTCTGCGTCAACACCCGTGTGGCTCAGTTGGCCGGCACGGGCGGTCCGGCCATCCAGGCGTACAACGCCACGAACTCAGCCGGTTTCGTCGGTCTCGGCTCCCACTTCATGTCGATGGTTCCGGACGACACGGTGTACACCCTCGTCCAGAACGCTCCCGAGTCGGGGATCATCCTCCACGACTGCCGCGTGAACACGGCGGGTAGTGGCGTTCGCCTCAACGAGAGTCGCAACGAGAACAGCAGCACGACCCTCGAACTGACCAACATCATCAGCACCCACGCCAGCGGCTATGGTGTGCGGTCCTCGGCGGCGGAACTGACGTTCAACCGCTCCGAGGTCACCACGGTGGACTCGACGCTGGCCCTCGTCGTTCACGACAGCGGGTTGGCCAAGGCCGGCGACATCAAGGTTCGCTTGCAGTACAGCGCCATCCACGGCGACGTGACCTTCAACACTGATGGTGTGGTAGGTGCCACGACGCTGGATGCCGGGTCCAGCCAGTACGACAACCTGGTGTTCCCGGGGGCAGCGGCTCCCACGTACACGGCTTTGCACCGCGGCACCACGACGGACTACCAGGCTGCGTACAACAACCCGTTCACGGGCGTCTCTCCGGTCATCCCGGCCGCCGCTCAGTTGGCGAACTCCGTCGGTCCCGTCGGCAACACGCAGGACGCGATCGA